GTGAGCATGTCGGTAGGGCTAATGTTACCGCGTAGATTTGACAGGCTGCTTTCAAGGGCAGCCTCTCCGCCACGCAGCGCCGCAAGAGATCGTTGTGCCTCTCCTAGATCTTTACCTGCCGCGAGGATGTCAGACACGCCAGAGCCTGCCCCTGCTGGCGTAACAGGCATCTGTCCAAGTGCTTGAAGCGCCGCCTCCTTCCCTGCGACATCTGCTGCGCCTTGCGCAGCGCTTTCGCCAACCTTTTTAAGAGCGCCCTCTGTAGCGGCAATCTTCGGGTCTAACGCCCTCGCTGCGCCCTCAAACATGTGGCCAAGGCCATAGCCGGTGATGCCAGAGAGGATGCCTTCCTTGAGATCGCCCGTCACAGCGGTGGTGGCGAGGCCTGATCCGATGGCGCCTGCCAGATTGCCCCCAAGGCCAGCGATACCGATCTTCGATGCAAGAGCGGGGAGGAACGCTTTGCCTAGCGCCGTGCCAAGGATGGGTGCCAGGAACGGGAGGAAGGCCTCAGGCTGGCCGGTCACCGGGTTGGTGGTGAGCTGCCCGGTAGGAGACAAAGCCGCGATACCCTGAACCTCTGCCGGGTTCATGTGAACCAACATCGAGTCCCCGTATCTGCCGTACTGGGCCATCTCGTTTGCCATCCCCTGAAGGGGTGCTTGGTAGCCGGGATAGTTCATTAGCTTGTCTCCACTCCGAACAAGTTGAAGGAGGCATCAGCCGCGCTTGCGTAGACCTTCACCTCATCCGTTTGATTTAGACACATACCGATAACCACTGTTTGTGTCTCGTTTGCATCTAGTGCCTTATCGTAGAACAAATACTGCTTATTGTCCGCCGATGCGCCTGCCACATGAACGCTCACCCGGTAGGTGATGCCTACCGCCGAGCGGTTGCAAATAACCAGGGAGCTGACCGTCGTTTGAGTCAGGTTGGGCACCGTGTAAAGCGTGGTGGTGGTAGTCGCACCCGGAGCTGCTTGGCCCAGTACTTTGATTACGTCGGTCATGATGCCCCCATGAGGAGAAACTGGAAGCGCCGCATGGCAAGGGAGCCGGGCTTATCGCCCTGGGTTTTGGCAAGCTCGATATCGTTGGATAGGGTTTGAAACCCCAGCTCGATGTTACGCCGGGTCAGCGCCTCGTTTGGCTGGCTATACTCTGGCATCGGGATCGGAAGCGGGGTGGTTCTCTGCTCTGCCATTACCGCCTCCCGTCCTGCCGCATATCAAAGCGGAGATCCCCCAAACGCCAACCATATCCTGAGCCGTTGCTCTCAATCCGAACGATTGAATGCCGCGCCCGGTTTCTGACAAACGACTGCTTGGTCGTTGACGTAATCGTTGATGTCGATAGCGTCGTCGCCGCCTCAAGCGGGAAGTCGCTCCCTTTGATGATGATATCCGTTTGAGCGCCGCCTGTGTCGCCGCTGAAGGTGAAGTCGGGGATTATACTATTGATAAACATGAAGAACTCGCCATCACTAAGCTCCAGATCCCCGGACTCGATGTAGGCCTCCATGGGTTCGCCGTCTGCGTCGTAACCAAACTCATGCTGGTAGAGGTAATTCGGCTCCCCATCCAGGGCGGTGGATGCCAAGGGATAGTTCATTGTGTTGGCCCCGGACCATGCCCCGCGAGACAGGGTGCCGACCGACCAGAGGTTCTCCAGATAGTTGTAGGCGACGTAGTTGGTCACCTCGGTGTTTCCTGAGCCTACCGGGTAGAACCACATGACCTCGTTGAAGTCATTGTTCTCTGCAGCGAACACCTTGAACGCCTGATCCATGTTGATGTTGGAGAAAACGTAGTCCTTCACGCTGCAGGGGAGGGGCTGCACCGAGCCGTTGTAAACGAAGAAGTTGCCCCGGTCCATGAAGTACACCACCCCCCGGGCATTGACTGCCGCGTTGGGGGAGATCATGGAGATGTCTGCACTCAGGCGCGTGAACTGGAAGGTGAACGGCGCTCCGATAAACCGCATGGAGTGCAGGCTCACATCCGTCCAGATCAGGATCTCTTGCCGGGCTTTGACCGCGCCGATAATCTGCGACCCCGAGTTGATCCGCACACCCCCGGCAGTGTTGGTTGCCGTGGGGGTCCAATCTGCTGCGCTCTCCTGATCCGAGAACCGGACGAACAATGGGTCAATGGCAGACGACCCAATCGGATTGCAGCCGAATGCGATCACATGCTGGTCTTCAGACACCAGCACCTTCAAGGCCACAGTCGGAACATCCGACGCGCCAGAGAGGGCAGAGATGTTTACCGCCCGAGTACCCGTGCCGCTCGACTCGTCCCAGTAGTAAATGCCACCGCCGCGAAGGTTGAAAATCAGGTCTTCGCCAAAGGCATCCTGGCTGTACAAGCGAAGCTGGCCTGCGGACGATACCGAGCTGGAGCTGCCGAAGGTGCCAGATCCCCAAGCCCCTGCGCCCCAGCCTGTGCCGCTGACGTAAGCATTCAAGCCGGTGTTGATCTGATAAGCCCCGACAACGCTTGCGCCACCATCTCCTGAATCACTGCCGTCCGCCGTGACCGTGGCGCCAGAGGTGTCCTTTGCCGTGATGGTGTAGGTGTCCGCGTCAGGCACCGAAACGATCTGGTACTCCTGATTCAGTACCGTTGCGGTGATGTTCCCGCCAAGGCTTACCGCGCCACTAAAGGTGACAAAGTCATTGACTGCCGCGCCATGCGCCGTGTCGGTGACAGTAAGCGTGGACGAACCATTGGTCGCCGCGAAGGTGACATCCCCTGCCGAGGTAGTGCTGCGGATTGGAGTGACATCGTTGAACGACGTACCTTGCGTGACATAAAACTTTAGGTTGGTGCCGAGGCCGATGTACTTAATCGACTCAAGGGAGGCCCAGTCGAAGATCGACCGGCAGATGCCTAGGAATGAGTTTTCAGAGTATTTCTGCCAGCCGCCAATCTTCTCAGGGCGGCCCTTGCGAAAGCGGATCTTGTCCGAGTCAAACCATCCCGCATCTGCGGTGTACTCGGTCCCCTCCTTGTCAACGCCAGGGGAAAACTGAATCTTGGTTAGCGCCATTCTTCACCTCATTATCAGGCAATGCCGCTATTCATATTCACCTGTGCGAATCATGGCGCAGACCTCAACGGCACGATTCCCCACCTGGGTGGCCCAGCGGCTATCAAAGAACTCCTTGGCCGCTTCCTCGTAGTCCTTGGCTTCCATCGCCGCAAGGGCTTTCACAAAGCCTCTCAGGCGCGGCAGGCCGACGTTAAAGCAGAGGTTGATCATCGCATCACTGCGCACCTCATCAAGCTCAGAGAACCAGCCAAAGGCCTTCTGAAGCTCTTCGTTGCAGCGCTTGATGTCATTCAAGAGGAGGTACTCGATCTCGTCCTCAGAAAGGCCAACGCCAATGCCTTCCTCAAGGCACCGGCCAACCCCAACGGTCACATAGCCGAGGTGGTCCTTGTATGCGTGGGTCTTGACCCCTTCGTGCCGCTTGAGCTGCTCGATCAATCGCTGCATGGTCAGTCCTGTTTCTGGCTTGCACCAAAGTAGAAGCTCACGATAGCCGACACCACCCCTCCCAGATAACCGAGGACAAGGTTGATCACCGCCTCAGAGTTGGCCTCCGGGGGCATGAAGGTGACGCTGAAGATGTACCCCCCAAAGAAGAACACACACAGTAGAGCGATCACCCGGGCCGTCCAATCACCCTTGTGAGCTGCCCGGGCATGCTGGATGTCCTTGGTCTCCAGGGCAAAAACATCCACATCCAGCTCTTTCATGCGAGCCTCAAATGCCAGCTCGGCCTTCTTGATCTCGGCAAGCTGCTCAGGCGTTGCCTGCTGCAGGGCTTGCTCAATCTGCTTAGGCTGCTGGGGATCTACCCCTAGCACCTGTGCCACCACTTGCGCTGCCGCCCCTCCAAGGGGGCCACCGAGCGCCGAGCCTATGGTCGGAGCCACCGCACCGATCAGGCTCTTAATTTTGTCAAACTTCATGGCTATCCCCAGAGTCTGGCAACGATGATTGTGCCTACGATGAATGGGTATATACCCCAGAGCATCAGCTCAAAGCGCTTAA